GTAATTTCTTATTTAAAAACAAACAGCCCAGAAACTAAGGTTTTATATACATGGGCAGATGGTATGTTAGGGAAATGCGGTTATGTTTATCAAGCCTCAAACTTTCTTTATGGTGGGTATATATGGACTGACACCTATTTCACGCAAAATGGTGAAAAAGTGCATCCGAGGGCGACTGGGATTATCGGAGGTAGGCCATCATTAGCTTGGCAAAAGGAAAATTCATGGTGTCACTATCGCGGAAAACAATTTCGATATATTTATTTTTTAACAAACAAAAAAGAAACAAAGGAGTTGCTAAAACAATCTACTATAAAATGGAATGTATCAGGGGCTAAAGAAAACGACTTAGAATGGAAAATGTATTGTGGTGATAAATGGATTGAGTCTAAAAAGCCACCATACGATATTAATGCACATGGATTTGTTAAGGGGGGGCTATCTTCAATACGGATAGCCAAACAAGGAATTTTGTTTAATGTCGGGTGATAACGTGCGAGTCAGCCGCTTGTCGGCTGGATGGAGCTTGTTATGCTTTTTATTAATTTTTGAAAGGAGTTTAACATGCAAACCTTCAATAGAATTTGTATTAAAGATTGGGAAATAATAGCAGATAATGGAGATACGTTCAAGGTTGAACGTGGCAAGGAATATTTAACATCAGCTGTTGATCGTGCCCCATCAATAGGCCCAGAGCCGGGAAAAGGATGTGTGATTGTTTTTTCTAATTTTTGGGTTCCGGTTCCAGTTGATGTATTTTCAGGAGAAATTGAATTTACTGGTGCATAACGCCGACATCAGCGTGAGCGAGCAACGCGAGCGAGTCGGCTGCATGGATTTGTTATACGGGTTTATAGGAGAATAAAATGATACCTTTCCCAGAAAAGAAATACAACGTAATTGTTGTTGACCCTCCGTGGCCGGTGAAAAAAATTGTTCGCAAAGTAAGGCCAAACCAGAAGCCAGAACTTGATTATATTACAATGACGGTTGAGGAGATAAAAAACATACCCATACGAGATATTGCTGATGATAACGCTGTGCTTTTTCTTTGGACTACACACGCATTTCTTAAGACTGCCTTCGATGTGTTACGCACATGGGGGTTCAAGTATCAACGGTGCTTAACGTGGGATAAGGCAAATGGCGTATGTTTTTTCGGGTTTCATCACAGAACGGAATTTGTTTTGTTTGGTTATAAAGGAAAAATTGAAATGTATCCAAGAAGGAAGGCAATACCTACTTTGTTTAGTGGGAAATCAATGCGGCACTCAGCTAAACCAGATGAGTTTTATAAATTAATAGAACCGCTTGGTGAAAGGCGCATTGATATTTTTGCCAGACAAGAAAGAAGCGGTTGGGATGTTTGAGGAAACGAAGTCAATGGTGATTTAGTAGTATAACGTAGAAATCAGCGGGGAGCGTAGCGAATCCGCTGGATTGGCTGGTTATTTTTTTTTATAGCCAGTCGGAAAGGAAAAATATGACATTTACCATTGCTTTTGCCTGGTGGTGGATACCAGCTATTATTACTTTTCTATCTATTTTTTGGGCATTATTTATCGTTAAAGATAGCCCCGGATTGTTCAGCGGCATAGGCAATATTTTTGCCCTTGTCCCGGCGCTATTTGTGAGTATGGTAGCATGGATTATTGCTGCTATTCTAAAATAACAGAGTAATAGACGGAAAATAAAGTAAGAAGCTGAATTAAAATGCTACGTTAGGCTATAAGTAATTTAAAGGAATTTGTGCAATGAGAATAACAATAGAAACAACGAATAGTCCACCGGAAACAAGTTTCAAGATAATGAAGGAAACCAAGCAAGACGAAGTTACGCTAGATATTTTGGTTGAGGAAATCCTGACGTTGTTTGATGCGGAATATCCGGGTGCAAGCAAATACCTAGATGAAGTTGACGACTTTACCTGATTTTCAAAACACGAGTTGTAAACAAGTGGTCAACACAGAGAGTTTACAAAAGTGATAATTATGTATATTCAGGGGCTACAAATGCTGTTGTATTTAAACCAAGAAGTTCCAGAAAACAGGATATTGTGGGGCAATTAATACAATTACAAGGAGGAATATGGCAGTCATAATCAGTTACAAAGTATGTCAAAAACCACAAAGAAAGGAAACAAACATGGTTAAACGAAAAACGCATTATCAGGTTAAGGGCGTAAAGCTAAAGGCTGTTAAAGACGCAAAGGAGCGTTTTCTCGATATAGTAGAATACAAAAAACAACATAAAAAGGATTTAGATAAAGGAAATAAATGCAGATAAATTATAGCGATTTAAGCCAAGAAGCCAAGCAGGAGTTTTGCGATTTTATTTGGAAGGAACTTAACCGTCACGCAGAAGATATAGACCAAATAAGAAAAGACCTTCAAGTAATGCGTGATAAATACGGCATTATCCCCAGAGAGATATATGTCGGGAATTATATTCAGGTAACATAATGACAACAGCATTAATGAACTTTGTTTATTTTATGGTTCTGGTTGCAATTATATGGACGGTGATTGAATTTTGGAAGAAGTAAATCTTATTGAGCGAACAGCACTGAAGATAGGTTGTGCAGTCGGAACAGGGGCGCACCCGAAAAAAATTAAATATAAGGTGCGGATATTTGATTATGAAGCCGGAGCATGGTCGGTTGACAGCTCACATCACAACTTGCTTCCGGCGCAGTGTAACAGAGATAACAAACGAAAGCGGGGGTTGTTTGCTATTGTAACATTTAAAGATGAGGTAATAAAATGACGAGGTTTTACAAGATTACCAAAAAGCAACAGCGTGAAGCGGAGGTGATAAAATGAAAAAGGTAATATTGTTTGTATTGTTAATTGTTTGGTTGTGTCCGGTTGCTAAAACAATTAACGCACTTATTGCTGTATCCATAAATCACCTTCTGCTTTCCTTCTTCGTTGTAGCCCTTTAAGTTTCTTTCCACCCGCCCAAACCCATTTCATAAGTTCGATAGGCACTTCTTCATATTCCCCTCTGTTCAACTTAATCCGCATAGTGCTTCTTTGGAGCGCACCGGAACCAAGATTAAATGTAAAACTTACCAGTGCTGCAAACTGATTTTCTGTTAGATGCACTCGGATTAATCTTGTAACCGCACGTTCAGCCTTACCCAAATCCTTCTTTAAAAGTTCTTCGGCTTCTTCTTCCGTGATTGTGGTGAAAGTTTCACCTTTTAAAACCACATGCCCAAAGCCAATCGTGGGGTATCCAGCAGCGCACAAATAAACGTGATTAACAAAGCCTTCCCACTTTTTAATTAGGCTCACTCCGGCTTCGTTTGTCTTCATTTATGTAAACCGAATATCTTAGCAGCAGCTCGTTGTCCAAAGTAATATGACAGCACAAGCATAAATGCTGATTGGTCAAACTCACTATACGAACCCTTAATCGCTTCTAGTGCCGTTTCGCCCGTTTCTCGTGCAATCTGTATAACGGTGTATTTATGAACGCCATAAAGTCCGGCAAAGGCATAAGTAATCACAGGCCGCACAGTCCCGTTAAGAAAACCTAGTATTCCGTCAATTACCTTATATCCGGTTTCCTGATATTTAACAGCATTAGGTAAATTGATTTCAGACTGTATATCAGCATTGGCTTCAATTTCTGCTAATCGTTCTTGGTGTCCTTGCGCCTGCGCCTCCATCTGAAGTTTTAGAATTGCAAGCTCGTGTTTTTGGTCTTGCTTCCCTTGGTAAATCTTTAACAACGTGGGAAGAAAACCGCCGATAAATCCTGTAATTGATGTAATAATTGTTAGCATACTTTATCCTTTACTTGCACATGTCCAGTGGTGAGACATGTTATTTTTAACTGCCCACCTCAAGAGCCACAACTGGTCGTCTTTATTCTTCCACTCAAGCTCTGGTTTCCGGGCAAGTTTTTTAAGATAGTTAAAGGTTCTTCGTTGGAATTGAGCAATGCCGTAAGCACGATGCGGCTTATCCAAGTCACCCCAGACATCATGCCGTCCACCACTTTCACACATAATGATTTTTTCAACTTCACGCTCAACTTCCCAATCTATATCTAAAACACTTTCACCTGATGATACAGCCATTGCGAAAAAAACAACAACTGTTATAACGGTGTTTTTGGCTCGCAACACTGCGAGTAAGCCTCATATAAATTAGTATATTCTTCGAGTAAATACGCCGCAAGCGAAGCCACAATAGCCAACTCGATTTCCTTCTGTTTAAGAACCGCTTGCGTTTCCTGAAGCGTGATTTCGGTTTTTGTAGCTTCCTGATAAAAGTAATAAGTTGCGGCACACGAAACCAGAAACAGCAAACTTATTAAAAGTAATAAGAAATGTTTTTTCATTTTATTTTCCCATCGTGGTTAGGCAGTAGATTAGGGTAGTGATTATGACACCGTTTACTCCAGTAAAGGCAAACCAAAGCCAGTTTAATCTTACTCCTTGACCCCTTACTTTCTCACATAATCCTATATCACCGTTGCCATAAAGTAACTTACCCTGCTTGCGTAATTCCGCATAATTAGCAAAGTTTAACGCTACTAACCACTTCAGCTTTTCAGAGTCGGGCATTTTCTCTATTTGGTCTTCACTCAATTCCACTGGTATTTCTCTACGTTCAGTAATCACACGGTTTCCTCCTTTTGAATGTGTTAATCTAGCCATGTTTACGGCGCAATCCCGAATAAGCGTACTTCACAAACCGTTAAATCCGCTGATCCTGCATTGGCAACCCTGCACCGCCACTGATATGTCGGAACTGCTACTGCGGTAATTGCGGCGGCTGTTCCTGCGGTAAGCGTTTGAGCAGTCGCAGACACGGTATTACCGTCGCTATTATACCTAAACTGCTGCGTAACGGTAGTATTTGCCCCCACAACATAACCAGTCCCAGTTATGTAAGAATAGAAGTGGGCATCTTCCCATGCCGTATAATATACTTGATTAAGAGTTACGCCTGCTTTGTTATTCTCGCCTGTTCCTATCGCCTCTGACACGATAATATAACTATCATCACTTGCAATTTCCGTGATTGTTTTTTCACCGTTAGAAGCGGATTCTGCCATACCAGCAACAAGAACTATGTCGCCAACCGTAAGTCCCGCACCAATATTGGCACATGCGTATTTCTTACTTGCCTCTGTTGTAGTTACCGTTCCAGTAAAATACTGGAGTAACTCTGATACACTTTTTAATTCTACAATGTTTTGCATTTATTTATCTCCTCTGATTGCCTTTAAATTTTCTCTATTATTGTCTATACATTTTAGTAAAGTTTCTAGTTCTAATACTTTACCTTGTCCCTTAATTGCCAATTCCCCTGTTAAGTGTGCATTGGCGATAGCTTGTTCATATAGAGAATCCCTAAACCACTGCACAAGTATTTTCCAAAACTGGTTTTCGCTTAAAGCACTAATGCTTCTTATAATGTCATCGTCTGGTTTTTTCATTTATTATCCTCAAATAATTCTTCCATTATGGCTTGGTTTTGTTTTTTCCGTTTTATAATTTCTTCTGCGGTTAATCTCGCTGTCCCTGTTCCTAGAATTTTCGGGTCAATCGGTGTGACCACTGTTTCACCATTTACATTAGAAACAACTTCGGGAGCTTCTTCACCAACTATCGCAACTTCACCTTTCTTTAGCTTGCCACCGTATTTCATCATCTGCACAGGTGCTTCCTGATTAAACTGCCTATTATCCACGCCCTGCGCCGGATTACCTGCGGCATCAAGCGTCTGCTGATTTTCTGGCGGTGGTGCGCCTTGCGGTAGCTGTTGCATCGGCGGGGGTAGTTCTTTCTCATCAAGTTCTATTCCCAAAGTCTTTGCTACTTCAAATAACATTTTCCGTCTGTTTTCCTGACCGATAATACCGACATCAATCGGGTTTGCGGTATTAGCCATAAACTCAATCTTACGGCTTGCGAGTTGCTCTTTAGCGAGAACAGCGGCAGTTCCCCTAGCAACCAAATTATAATCACCTACTAATCCAAACACCTGTTGGTTATCAAGCAAATAATCGTAGTGTCTTTCAAGCGATGGAATGATAATATCAATATCTACGTTTCTAACAACTGATTTTATTCCGCGAGAAGCCATCATTATTAATTGCTGAAGCCCCGAAGACGTGTTCCCAGCTCCACCGACTTGTGAGTCACCATGAGCATAGGCCGGAACACCAGAGTGCTCGTCTGCTATCTTTGAGAACACACCATAGGTGTTCATTAACTTCTCTGTCACCATAACGGGCTGAAAGAAATTAACCGCCTTGCTACCGCTTGCCATTTGGTCTTCAGTTGCTTCCCAAATCTTCCCCGGCCATATTGTTTTAGAAGCACCGGGCGGGATTCTGTCTATATTTAATTCTACCTGCGGTAACGCACCCATTCCAATATTGGCAAGAATACTCCTCGCACAAGCATTGCAAACCTGTTGGCAATCTTCAATTTTTTCCGGAACACACTCGCCCCAAAAAGAATCATTTACATTCTGAAAAGAAGTCTTGCTAAAAGGCTTCCGCCCACGCACATCATAATTCAGCATAGCTCTTATAACGTGGTTTCCTATTTTCCAGACTACCGCACTATATTCCTCGTCGTCATCTTCTATTTCCTTTAGTCCCCATTCACGCAATAACTCACCGGGAATATCGTCCCATAATTCAATAGCGTAAATAAATTCATCAGGATAACCGGAGCTTTCATCTGGAGGCGTGTAAGAAGTCCCTAGCTTAAATTCTTCTGATAGTCCCAACCAATCATTTTTTAAGCCACCTTCACGAAATTCTCTTAAAACGTTTCTTATCGCTTTAGCGTCATAACCGTCAACGCCGATGAGGTTATATAACTGTTTCGGTCTTAGGGGGATAACATCAATCAAGTATCCATTATCAACTTCGGTTGCTCTCGGAGAGGGGAAAATAAACCACGGTGAACGTCTCTCCCATTGGGGAATAACTTTTTCATCAACCTTTTTGGTCATTACGCCTTCAGGCGAAAGCACGTTTTTAAAGACACGTTCTTTCCTGAAGACAATACCCTTCATTATTCCGGCTTTCAGGTTAATAATGTCGTCTATAACGCCCTCAAGGGCTTTGTAGAATCCACCCTGCTGCCAGTCATCGTGTATCTTGTCGCCAAGTTCATCTGCGAGTTTAGCGGTAATCCGATTAATTTCTTTTTTAACAGTCTCTTTTATTTCATCGGATTTTTGAACCATCAGGTTACGCATAGAATTTACGTCAACCATTTGTCCGGTTTGCTGAACTTCCATTACCGCGTTTTGGATGTAGTCCTGCACAACGCTTTGCTGAATCTTGTTTACTATTTCAGGCGGCAAATCGGGAAGTTCGGTGGGGTAAACGGCAAATATTCTTTCGCCCTGCTGTAAGAGAATGTCCTTTACCCAAGCAATCGCATTACGGCATTTCGTGTCCGTAATGTTCATAAATATTTCGGGCTGATTGGCTTCTTTGATTTGAGCAAGCTTAGTCGGTTCATACTCACCTTTGCGTTGGCGGGTAGCTCTCATCATGGCTTCTTCTATCGGTTTTTTAGCCTCACGAGCGTTCTGCCACTGCTTATCAACGTGCCTTGATAACGAAGAAATCATTTCCTCAAGAACCGGGTTGCGTTCAGCTTCCAATTCCTTTTCTTTTTGTTCTTCTATCGCCTGAACCGTAGCAGGGCTTTGATATTTTAACAATCCCGAACCGTCCATTATTTTATCTCCTGTTTAATAGTATTCATGGAAATGGTTTATCCTTAGTTGTTTTTCCAAATGGTTTTTGTGTGCCCTTATTATAACTGTATGTATTAGCTCCGATACCAAACACATCAGCTAGTGCCGCAAGAAACTCCGCCGCCTCATCTTTATTTCCTTCTTCCCAATACATATCAACAAAGTTCTGGATAGCAATTGGTGTTGCTATGTTATACGCTAATGTTCCGGCGGTGGGCTTTTTACCCTTAAAGGTTTTACCTTTCATTTTATCTATTGCCGCCCTTGAAACAGGGTGGGTTTTATTCACAAGAAAATCAGTTCCAACATCAAAAAGGTTTCTTGCTTTGTAACCTTCTTCAGCTAGATATATATACTTTCCGGTTGCGGATTTAATGGGTTGTCCGGCGAATGTTGCTATAAACCTAGCTCCTAGCGTTACATACGAACCAAGTCCACCAGTTAAATCAAATCTAGTGTCGCCTCTTCTGTAACGCATGAAATCAGTGGACGTAGGATTTATTTCAACGCTTCCGGGGTCAAGAGCGTTAATAATTGCGGCGATTGCTGCGGTTTCGCCCACTATCTTAGCAAGGTTTATTTTGGCTTGTCTTGCCGCAAAGGGGTCTTTTAGTCCTGCCCCACCCATGTGCGCTGTAAGAACGTCAATATGCCCTTTCATCATTTTCGGAGCCCACAACACAAGCTTTAAGACTGGTGCGGCATGTTCGTATTTTCCAAAACTACCCCTTGCCGTTGCTGAATTAACTAACTTCCCAACAGAGTCTATAAATTCCGGTGCTAAAACATCTCTACCGTTTCGTTTAGCGGTTTCGGATAGTAAATCAAATAAGTCTGTTCTCATTCTGATAGCAGAATTTGAAAATGCTACTTCAGAAGCCTTAAACGGTCTGCCTAACACAGGAGCTCTGCCGGGAATAGAAGTCGGAAATTGTTCTTCGTGTTTAGGTATTAACTTAGCCCTTTCATAGCTTCCGTTCAAATAATTAGGTCTTGAATACACATCTGCCATAGCAGCGTCTATCGCCATTTCACGCCCGTTCTTTTTAGTAAGAACGGTGAAAATATCAGTAAATGATTTTCTGGCGGCAGTTGCCCAAGCTGACGGGTGCGTCTGAAGCGTTACAAGCCCCTGTCTTCCGAGAAAACTATTATCCACTGACGCAACCATAGATATTGAGGTATCAACAACTTCTTTTATAAAATCACTAACAACGTCTGTAACTGCCTTCGGTTTGTTTTCTTTCCATGTTCCCTTAAATTCACTGTATCTCTTTCTAAGCATTTCCGGTATGGTTAATTCCTCGCTTTGTAACGCATTAAAATACTTTTCTTCTAAAACTTTAGCCGCACCATATTCTAGCCGTTCTTTATCGGAACGCCACTCTTCTTTTATATCATCAAACCCTTTTCGCAGATTTTCTGACCTCTTGGTAAGGTCAAAAAGCTGTTTGGCTTCTTCCCTAGTGATATGAGTTCCCATTTTTGAATCAGCCAAGTCATTTAAAAATGCTTCGTTTTCTTTTGGGTTAAATATTCTTTCGTTCTGCGCCTCTTTATATTCGGCTAGTTTCTTTTCAAAAGCCGCTTTCCCCTTCGGGCTGTATCTGCCCATTTCACCGACTTTTCTAGCCCAATTCTTTATTCCCCTGATTCTGTTTTTAAGAACTAATTTCTTCTCAAATAACAGGTTCACTTCAGGTGCAAGATTACCTGCGTATTTTCGCAATATTTCTGTCCGTGTAGCTGAATCGGCATTAATCAAATCAGCAATCTTAATTTCTTCGTTTTTCAACGCCTTTTTAAATTCCATTACTTTGGCAGGCGGTAAGCAAAATGGTTTCATATATCATTATACCTTTAACATCAACAAACTATATCTTTTAGGAATTTGTTCCATGATAATTCCTCTACGTTTAATAATACTTTTTTGGTTTCCTCGTGTATTTGTCGCTTTGCCTTGGTTACTTTTTCAGGGTCAGCTTTAATCTGCTTCTCCCTTTCGCGTCTTATAGTTTTGAGTTTTTCAACAAATGAGCCTCTTAATTTATTCCAAGCACTTGCGCCTAATCCCTGTGCCATAAGGCTTCGCTGCGTAGCGACAGGGCTTTTTTCAAGTGCCAACAATAAGTCAATATCCCCCCTGCTATTGGCTAGTTTTTCAACAGTATTAAATGCTACCTGTGGGTGGACATCTTCTGGAAAAGGTCGCTTACCGAGAGATGCGTCAATAATTGCTTTTTCGTCCGTAGTTAAAGCATCAACTACTTTTTGAACAATATCATTTTGTTTTATTGTCGGATATTGTGCTAATTCTTCCGGCGGTAATTGTTCTAACCCTTTTTCGGCAAGTTTCTTGTTAATATCAAGTGCAGCCTTGGCCGGTTTAGTTTGTGGGGATTTAGGTGTTTCTGGTGTCCCGCCTTTTGGTGTTCCACTACCGCCTTCCTGTGCCTTGTTCCAGATGTCGGTGAGTTCGGATTTAGTTTTGATTAAACTTTTATCCAATATAGCAACAGCAGGAGTATAGTGTGGTGCGCCAACGCCAAGTGGGTCAACCGTTCCTTTCATGCCATAAACGATTGCTTGGTCATAACCATTCTTTGTCAGAACGTCTTTTATAACATCTAGTTTCGCTTGTTGCCCTCGTTTCCAAAAAATTGACATAGGGTCAATGGCAACCTTGCCTTTATATTCAATAATGTACTTACTATCTTTAATTTTACTTTTTTCAGCAATTTCTTTTAAAATGGCAAACTCTTTTGTTCCTTCGTAAAATAAACCTTTATCTATGTTAAGGGGGTTTTTCGGCATTATGCTTTCATAAATAGTTCCTTCATTCCCAGTTGGCTTAACTTTTGTCGTCCCATCAGCAAATCTTTTTGCAACGGGGATATGTTCTTGAAAATGAACTCCAAAAGGCAGTTGGTTTCCTATTGGCTGTTCTCCAAAGTTTAGTTCTTTACTTGGTGTGCCGTGATAAACGGTTTTCCCCTGCGCCTCAATAAACTCCTCTGCCGTCTTATACTTCCGGGCTTCGGCGACAAAGGGGTCTTCGGGTGTAGAAGGTTTAATCTCTTTTGTTTTATCAACTTCACTCTCAACGCCACTTGGTTCTTGCGATAGTTTGCTTTCTGTAACTTTTTCCTGTGTTTTTAATTCAGGAGATTTAGTCTTTGTTTCTTCCGGTATAACAGCACTTGTTTTGGCTTCCGGCACTTGTTCAACGGCTGTGCGTTTAGTTAATCCAAGCGGTTCTTCAAACTGTGCTTTAAACTTATTAACCTTTGTCTTTATTCCCTTCACGCCCTTGCCTACGCCTGCGGGAATTAGAAACGGTGATGCCTCGCCAGCAAATTCCGTAACTCCACCTAAAGCCCAATACATTTTCGCTGTTTTTATGTCGCCATTCTCGTATGCTTCGTCACCTAACTTTCTGAAATGTTCTGCTTTTTCTTTGCCTTTTTCGGGAAGATAGGTTATCGGTTTAGCTATTATTTCAACGGCTCTTTGCGCCGCTTTATCTTTGGGCTGATAAGTAAGTTTTTCCTGAATTTTAAGCGCACGTTCAGAGCGTTTCTCAAGTTCTTCCATTGACCTAGGAATAAACGATATTCCGTGTTTTTCTATTGTGGGTAATCCCATAGACAGCCCAGCTGGAATCCATGATGTTCCACCAGTAACAAGTGCGGCTACTGTTTCAGCAGTCTGTTTGGCAGGTGTAATAAAATCACGCTTCTTATTAGGCGTATAGGATTTAAAAATATCAACAAGCTCCTGCTCGGTAGGAGCAGAATCACCCGTAAGCTTCAGTGTTTTTCCCGTAACGCTATCTGTTACCCTATAAGTAGGCACTATTCTTCCTCTATCGTAAATCTACTTTTTTGTTTCTGTAATGAGGATTTATGCACTAACCGCCCCTCTTCATTTACTTCCGTTGGAAATTTAATCATGTCAGGGCTTATTTCACCGTTTCTTAACTTAGATATAAGAGCCTCAACTTTTAATATTTCTTCACGGTGTTGTTCAGGGTCATAGTTTCTATTAGCGAAATCCTTTAATCGTTTTACGGTTTTTTCAACATTATCCACACCACTGTTAGGACTAAAGGTTTTAGGATTTTTGACAAGCTGTCCATCAACCATCATAGCCCCACCCGCAGGAATAACTTTTGAGCGTTGTTCAAGCATTTTTAACAAAGCTTGACTAACTGCTGGGATACCACCTGTTTTTGCGATTAGTTCTAAATCGCGCTTCTGTGCCGGATTCATGTTTTGAAGGATATTGGCTATCTCCGCACTTTTTTTCAGTCCGTCTATTTTTTCCGCCATAGTCTGTGTTTTTGCTAATTGTGCCTGAAGATTAGCCTGTGCTTCTCGCATTGCCATTGCGTCACCGCTTACACGAGCCTGTTCAAATTGATTTTGTGCGTTAATAACACCTAGCTGAGCTTGCCGTATAGTTGCTTTTTCAAATGAGTCAAGCATTGCAGTATCAGACACAAGGTTTTTTAAAACCATCGTAGCTCCGCCCTGCGTTCCCTGCCATTCTTTTGGAAGACTCGAAAAGGCTTTATCAACCCTCGCTCTTCCTACGTCATCAAGTTCGGTGTATAAGGGAAGCGAAGTATGGTCAAAGGGCTGTTTAAGCCGTTGCATTTCCATATCACGAAGTTTTGTCTGGTCTTGCCTAGCCCACATATCCTGAATATTAGATACTGTGTCTATCCCTCTATCAACACCATGTGCGATACCGCCTACTATATTACCTATCGCCATCTGTTTCCTCCTTCACCTCAAAATCAGGCATATACTTAGCACACAATAACTTAACTACTAAAAAGTAAATCTGAAATGCCTGTTCAGGATTGTCTTTAAATACACTTACTACTGGTTTGACTAAAATCTCACGGACATTATCATAAAACTCTTTAAGGTTTTCTTCCCGTTCTTCGATTGCGTTTGTGAGCTTTTGTCCATGTATTAAATATGCCATCATCCAACCTTTATGGTTAGCATGAGCATAATTAGCAAGTTCTTCCATCACAGCTTCTTCTTCTGCGCTAAGTTTAGAATGTTTTTTAGTCGCTGTGCAAATCCAAGTTCCAAGAAAATCTAAAACCACACCTACAGGATTAAAAATATAGTTTAAAATTCGTTCATCATTTTTACTTATCACTCCCATTTCTCTCAATCCCCTAAAAGGAAGCCCTTCAGCGTTTTTAGCTCCAGTTTGGTAATCAATTACATTACCCAGTTTGTATAGTTCATTACTAGGGTTATTTCCGCCAAGTGCCTTTAAGCCCATCCCTAAAGCTGTTTGACCGAGAACCCTTATTCCATGTTGAAGTGCTGCCTGTTGTGCATAAGGTAGTGCTGCTCCAACTACAGTATTTGTAAGCACCTGTGGTGCTATTTGGCTTAAGGCTGTTGTGGCAGCTAATCCAGTTTGTAAACCACTGCCAATACCCTTACCTATATCACCAGAAGCAAAGTTTTCATAGGTAGTGTAAGCTTGAGGTAAAACATTTACGGCAGCTAATGCACCGCCGACCCCTTGTCCCAACGTGGATGTTGGGTCAATAGCTCCAGCTTTACCCAATAGGTCATATCCTAAATTTGCACCGCTTACCGTTGTTCCTAAAATCGACTGAGGTGAGGTGTCCCCCTGTCGTATAATTTTATCTAACCCTTGCAAAAATCCAACTGCTTTTGTGCCAGTTCCACCCCATCCTGAACTAACACCACCATCACCCCCACTCATTATTTCATCTTCTGTTTTTGCTGTGAACTGTGGTGCTAAACCCGTACTATAAGGACCTGTCGGATTAAGTGATATATTACCGGAAGCGTCATAAATATAGGGATTACTCATCATTGAATTATAATAGCCCTTTGTCAGATTAGCTTCTCTGCTAGGAAGTGCTTCCAGTCCTTCTTGGAATTGTTTCATGTACGCCATTGCGTGCCCTACGTTCCCCTCCTCGCCGTGATATTTTGCTAGTTCAGCGGCTTTTTGTGTTTTTAGCATTATATCTTTATATCTTAATGCTTCATTGGAAACTTGTTCTGGTGTCATTGGTTGAGAGCCGGGAAGGTTTACTGCCGCTTCGGGCGCAGTCATTTCTCCTTCGATTGGCGTTGCAGATTGTGCAGCTACTTCCTGCGAAACCCCCGGAGCTATTTCTTCAGTTCCACCGGAAGGTGCGCTAGGCATTGGCTCTGATTCCATTAACGGTGTTTGTTCCATCATTGGTGTCGGTTGCATCATGGGTTCTGATTCCATACCTAAAGCGTTGCGAACCATTCCACCTGCTTGCCCTACTGCTTCAGGAATTGCCCCGATTATTCTAGGAGCGTTTTCCATTATATACCCACCGGCTCCAGTATCTTTAAGCAACTGCATACCCGCCATACCAGCTTTGGTAAGATTTTGCGCTACTTGCGCTTCTTCCATATCTTCTATCTGTCTCTGGCGTTCAAGTTCTTCAGCCATACGCATTTCTTCTTCAAGCCTTAACTGTGCCGCTTTTGGAAGATATTCAGCTCTAGACTGTAGCTGACTCTGAATAAGCATATCCATAAAATCTTCAGTAGCTGAAGGTAGTGCCATAGCTGAAGGATTTGCCGCTGTGTACATTTTCATATATGACATATCCTGCGGTGCTTGATACCTTGGATATAGATTTACCCCTGTATTTACACTTGGACTTTTTTGTACGTTTGTTTTAGTTCCAGCCATAGTCTTACTCCAATCCTAAATCTCTTTTTGCCAAATATCTGGCACTTGGCTCTGACATTCCGCGTGAAAGGTATTGATTGAAAAGAGCATTATATTTTTTAGATAACTCAATACCTTGATAACCTTTAGTAGCGTTTATTGCCTGATTTCTAGCCTCGGTCATAAGCCCTTCACGTGGATTAGCGTTTAAGCCACTAACCCATGTTTGTAAACTTGGTAACATTCCTGACTTTTCTGCCTGTAGTGTTTCATAATCATACCAAGAAATATCCTTCGGTTTCGGCGCAGGATTAAACTGTATTGCACTTCTTACTGGCGGTGTAGCTATTTCCCCCATACTAACCGGAGGCGTTACACTCTGTCTTGTAGGAATCGCACCCCTATTACTGACAGGTGTCGCAACTCTCCTTCCGACAGGCGTAGATGTTGTAACTGGCGTATTGCTATTAAATGCTGACGCATCGTTAAACTGTGTCGGATTGCTTCTTACAAGTTCGTTCCAATTAGCTGTATTAGAAATTCCCTCTGTTGGATTATTATAGAAATCATTTAAACGTTGTTCGGTAATGGCGGCATGGTCTACCGGAGTTCCAAACCCCAAAGCACCTTTCACGTAATCAGCACCTTGCCCGACTTTTTCAGAACCCCAATCCCATATCTTTCCAAGCCCTTCTTTGCCTAGTGCTCCGATAGCCGCAGTTCCTAATTGCCCAAGACCACCCCATAGCATTTGTTCCTGCCTATCCTCACGAGCATCTTCCCATGCTTTTTTCTGCGCTTCAAACCGCTCACGCTGGAAAGCAAGTGCCTGCTGGCGCATCCTGTCCTGATATGCCTGAGCAAGTTCAGCTTGAATCATTTCATTCAAGGCGTTCTCACTTGGAACATTACCGGACGTGGCATAGTATTGGTTCAGCCAAGGCGTTGCTCTATTCCTTTTATTCCGATATTGAATCATTCCTTCCATAGCTTCCTCCTATCGTGTATGGGCACGTTTCTTTTGGTAGTAGAATGTCAACGCCAATGGCTCAAAGCCCTTTGTTTCAGCGTTAGACACATGCACTAACTTTATTCCATAGAATATAGCCGGTGCAGAAAATATATCTTTCATAACATTTGCATAAGCATGAGTTGAATCAGATATAGTAAATGTATAGTCAGTCCCTGATGTGAGTCCGTCAAGATACACGGTCATGGTTACGGTAGAATTTGTGGCTTTCTTGATACAGATTAGATTAGCCATTTCAAGCATGGTATAGGCCATGAGGTTTCCTTCTATCGGAATCATTTCACCGAATTGAAGCGTGCTTGTAATATCAGAGCCGTCTAGTGTAGTACCGTACTCAAGCCTTTCAATATACCCAGTGTCAATAAATCCATAAGTGTATTTAGTTCCGTAAGTGTCGGCAACCTTTACGCCACACTGTAAATATTTTCCAGAGCCACGGTCTATTGTAAACCACTGCCATGTATTAAGGTCGAGAACATATTCCTTATCTAAGGTCGTACTAGAACCGGAAGCCCAACACCAATGATATTCAAGACGGTGTTCATCTATAAAAGAGTATTCGTTGGCAACCATAGATGTGTTCACTTTGGTAGTCGAATTAGGGTCAAATACGTCTTTTATATCTTCAGAAACCTTTAATGGTGACTGACCGTTTGATATATAAATCCCGTCATGCGCTCTCCAAATAGCCACTGACTTCGCTTGCATCAGATTCTTCTCAAAGATAACCGATGCTGTGCATAGCGTTCTAGGCGCAGGGCAACCGATATTCGGAGAAATACAGAACCTGCTCCACGAAACCCCAGACGAAGATTGATTCCATTGTAATATCCACGTTTCCTTAGCCTTAAACATTAAAACAATATTATAGATATTGGACGAATACTGTGCAAATACATGCGCCCCACACATCAACGCATCATCTTGTCCAAATGTAATCGCCTGTGTGTCAGTTCCGTTAAAAACCTCCGGTCTATCCTGTGCGGAAATAATCAAAGAGTTCTTGGAATAGGAATTGTTACATCCGAGCATTAATCTGTCGGCAGCCATTATCCCAAAACTGTAATTTGTAATATCGTTTGAAGTTGGTATTCCACCGATATAATAAATTCGCACCCCTCCAGAAACAGCCCAAAGTGCCGCTGACCACTGAATTTTATAAAAATATAATGGGAAGCTTCCAGCAACTGTTTTCTTTTGCTCTGCGTCTATGTCGGCATTAGTCCACGCTATAACTCCAGAACGTGCAAGGGACTTTCCGTCTGATAAAGTTCCGTCTGAAACACTAGAAACACTTTTGTAACTGAATCCGTCCCACGCGTATACTGAAACTGTTGCGGCACTAGAATTAGTATAATTATCTGGGACAGCTACATATAAAGCAGTTTGTTTGGAAGTGAATCCGACTTCAAGATAGCTCGTTTTTGCGAGTAAATTTAGGTTAGCATACGACCCTGTGTCGCTTTCTATATAACTACTGTAATTACTTACATTTAAAGTAATATCTGTTACCGCCGCACCAACAACTTTATAAGCAGCAGCTATATCCCTGAAATTTCCGTCCCAAACATCTATTATGTTCTGAAACGGAAGGTCTGCGGTTATGTGTGAAATCGTAGCAGTTCCGGCAGAAAGAGATACCAAATACCAGAATAAGTAGTAACCTTCGATGTATTTCTGTTTTGAAACTCCTACAGTTGAATCAAAGATAATACTCCCGTCTTGTGCTAGGGTTACACTATTGGCTGATGTAAAATCAGTAGCGGTTAGTGTTACCCATGAAGCTCCGTTAAATGTTTTAACCGTTGCTGTGCTTGCAGTAGAATTAACTGTTTCCAAATAGAACTTGAAACCTTCCGCTGGGCGAGTAGTTCCAATTAATAAATAAGGCGATACTTTTGATTGGTACGGTGCTGTCGGCGGAGTAAATGCTGAACTATGAAGCAATTCACCTTTCCAGATTGCTACTTCATCTATATAGCCCTCTAAATATGTTCCACCAGCAAGCCCTATCGTAAGGTCAGCAGTAACAGCACCTAAAGCTTTAGCCCCAACAGCAGTTGTCTCAGTTTTAGCCATGACAGCACCATCACAAAAAGCATACATCGTAGTTCCCCTACGTCCTATTTCATAATGATGCCAACCAGCAAAAGTTAACCCGGAGACAAAAGTGTAATCCGCCTTTGTAACACCACCAACTACTTCTTTAAAATATACCATTGGAAAAACGGTATTATAAATAGTATTATAACCTAATTTTACATACCAATAATTGTTAGCATCGGCAAGCTGACCGATTATACCATAGGTCTTATCTTCGGTGATTGTTTCTTGGTAATGCTGAAAGCTTATGGTCATTGGGGCGGTGCTAAAACTAAAGTCTGCGTGGTCAGCTGTCGCAAAGTAATCATTTGTTCCATCACAATATCCTGACGACACACCAAACTTCTTTTGGGTAGTTGATAGTTTTGCACCGTTAGTCGGAGTAACTGTATGTTTTCCTACTGTTTCTGTAAATGGGTCGGTGCTGTTATTAGTTCCATTAAATTGTGCATAGAATTTTAACGTGCTTGAGCCACCAACCGTGAATATGTTTCCCTCAGTTTCTAAATCATTTCCAAGAGCAACAGTCAGGTCTTGCGGGTTTGTCGGCGTTGAATCTGAGTCTGTTAGCGTAGCGGTGCTTGAGATAATAGCTGCACATCTCTGTTCAAAACCGCCCCAAATACATACATCAACTCCGTTAGCGTAAACTACTTGACCGTTAGAAATCCCAGCAAACATTCCAGTTCCTGCACCGGAAGAATCAGTCCACATAGAAACTTGCGTAAACGTAGGATAACCCGCGCCTTGGTTGGCTGTTACAGAACCGTTAGTGAGCACCTCGCCATCTGTGTATGTTCCGCTACGACCAGTCACAACATAAGAAGTGGTTGATAGTTTTTTGATTATGGTGCATGTTTTTAAACTTGTTACACCAGTAACCGTATCACCTATTGCCCAAGCAGTAGCAGGTGCAACGTCAAGATACATTACTTCATTTACGTTTCCGGTATTTGGTATGGTGTTAGAGAGGCACGCCACCCCCGAAGCCGTTAGCCCTGTATTATATGCTTGCATTAATAAGTGACTTTCCGCGTGGAATGATTTCTCGAAATGATAAGCTGAACGCACTTTGCGATACGTGTCTAAAGCCGAAGTATTGATTTTAGTCATTCCCATTATTGAAGAGGGGTGATTATCTTCATATCTCATGTTAGTCATGGTTCTAAAGTTTTTACCAATCAATAACGGATTCGTTGATGTAACCAACTTACCGTCAAGAGGAAGACCCTTTAGTTCATATTCAACATTAGGCGCAGTTCTGATCTGCGGATTTAGTTTTGGTAATTGATATTGTAATATGTCTTTAGCCATCAACGAAATCTCACATCTTCTATTCCATTAGGAATGTTTGGTAAAAGTGCCATTGATAAGAAATCGAGGTCATTATTAAAAATGTCCATTAATTGCGCCGAAGCGTCAAATCTTCTATCCTGTTCCAACGCTCTCGCCGCTATGTAGTAAGTCAACATTCCACAAAACGCATACGGTACAGAAGGTACACTTGCGCCAGTAGTCATATCAGTAGGAATAGATGCAAGATAAACTGTAAGCGTGTAAACTTCAGGTGGGACAGGCTCTATCCCGATATAATTTCCAAACTCAAACCAATATTGCGGATAAATCCCATCTAAAGGAACATGCCCTAATTGTAGAGGAGTAATCTTAATTAAGGCTTTTTCATCATATTCTACTGCCAAACACTTATATCCGGTAAAGGAAACTAATCTCGTTAAAGCAGTTGTGGTTACGGTAGTAAATGTTCTATATCCGCCAACCCTCCATGCGATAGCCTTTATTCCTTCATTAGCGTAAACTAATAGCAAAGCGTCAGTCCAAAAACTTGCGCTCGACTCTCTAATTAATGCTCTAGCTTGCGCCATAATCGCAGTCCAGTTGTGGACATAGGCTGACATTATCTTGTCCTCACTTCATCGGGTACTCTTATATCTAAAGTTCTAGCAGGAATACGCCGTATGTGTTTGTCAATTAATTCCTGTAAAAGAATTGTATATTCGGCATATTTAAAAGCCGCTTCTGTATATAGTTGTGCTTTTAGTTTTCCCATCATTGCAACATACGGAACAATCGCCTCGTGGAATTCATACGGTATTTCTGGTACATCTGCGTTATCCGACATTTGGTCTGTCGGGTAAATTGAAAGATAAGCGTTTAATGTATAAGCATCATTGGGGATAGGTTCTATCAAAATATAATTTCCCCACTGCACCCAATATTGCGGTTTGGTTTCACCCCTCAATTTAATATGCCCGAAATGATGTGGTGTAATTCTCAAAGTAGATTGCGGAGCATACGGAATAGTTACATTTCTTTCATAATCTTTCCATACAACATCTGTCGTGTCTTTCCACACATTATCACTTGTGTCTTTGTAGTTTACATCTCCGCCAACAAGAACGGTTGTAGAGCCACTTTCAACTAACTCTACGGCGTTAATCTTAATTCCGGTAAAAGCAACGTATCTAACATCTTCTGTCGTGGTCAACTCACTGATTGATTCAAGACACCCTGTCTTATAAGCAATATCCCTCTCACCAGCGTTTATCCACATAAGAATCTCCGCATCAGAAAATAACGCTGCCGTTGATTCGTCTAGTAAAGCTCTTGAGGCTGTAATTAATTCTAGGGCGGTCATTACATTCTCCAGTTTAAGTCAAATTGTCGCAAGCGTTTTTTAGCAGTTACCTGATACCCGTATCCTTCAGGGCAAATGATTACATCATCATATCTCTTGACAGCACCGGGTTCTTTTTTTATTTCGTCAACACTCCAATATTTTTTTTCTAAATCAGTTTTATTCATTTTTAAACCGCTATCCCGTTTACTTTCGCTATATTCGCTACGGCTATGCCGTTTATCTTTGCTATGTTTGCGGAGGCTATGCCGTTTACTTTTGTGATATGAGTCCAACCACCCGCCTCTTCCTCATATTCCACCTCAACCCAATACTGGCAGCA